ACATATACAGCCACGAAACTCCAAGCCTGTTTCACCCCATGATACTGCTTGTATATCAATAAAGATATCACTTGCAGGTATAGACTTAGCTTGTCTCATAGTAGCTACTAAGTCTAACCCTTTCCATTTGAAGTAAACAATCCTAATTGTATTCATTGGTTTGTTTATTTCTTTCGATATCTAAACATCTTTGTAAACTAGTACCAGATGTCCACATCTTATCTCTTTCAATCTTCAGTCCCATACCAACAGATGTTTCTTCTATCTCATCTATACTTACATAGCCATACTCTGCGTCAGTAATAGAACACAAACCAAATGCTACGTTAGTTTCTGGATCCAACTCAGATAGATACCAAGTGCCTAGTCCAATCGGATTGAATAGTTTGACAACACAATCAAAAGATTTTGTGCCATCTTGTTGCTCATGATTCTGAATCAGTTTCATTCGCTGTGTTTTTGTTAACAGTTTCATTGTTATCTCCAAGTGTTATGACAGTAAATTCCCATTCACCATCTTCGTTTACATATTCTTTAGCGTTACCACCAAGTTGTTTAAGTACGTTTATTGTTTTATCTACGCTCATTTGTCTATCTCCAAAAAGTAATTTGCTTTCCACTCTATGTAATGCTCAATGTCTGGACCATAGTCATGACTACCTGCAATGCTTTCACGTAAAGCAAAGAAGCTATCATCATCTATGTAATCCATGAGCATACGTGCATAGAATGGTTTGTAATTGTTATTGATTTTGAATTGGTCACCAACAGTATCAACATCTATGTCGTACCTGATAACACCAAGTATTATTTCTATGTTGTAATGCTTACGTCCTTTCTTCCTAAGTTTATCTGTAAGCTTAACAACCCTATGAAATACCATAGGATTGTTACGATGAAACTTACGGAAGTTATCACAACTCATTGTTTACTTCCTCATCTTCTGATTGCTGGTGCATCTCATCAGAGCGATCATCAATAAGATTTGATATGGTTTGTTCTTGATTGTCTAAGATACTAAACAATTCCATGAACGCATCACGTTTACCTTGATTGTATGACAAGTCACACTTAGCATCTAACGATGACAGTTTATGTTGTTCTGGTAACTGAGCTATTACTTGTGCAACACATTCTGTTGTGTAATTTAAGTATTGTTTAGTTACAGTTTGAGCTGCCATGAGGTCGTACATACTCATGGTATCTGTTCTCTCTCTCTTCATATTTATCTCCAAGTTTGTAGGTAGACAAGAACATAGCCATATAAACTTGCCTACCCGTATTGTTCTATTATTATACTACCTTTGTACTACTTAAGGTAGCCCTTTCTCATCCAAGATTGTACTTGTATAGCATCAAGCCAGTCAGATACTTTTGGAATGTAACCACAATCCTCAGTGATATGCCTTTCAGCTATCAATCGAACCGGGACTTTACGTCCATCACTATTGGTTATCGTAGTGCCGAACACTTGTTCGCACATAAAGCAACCCTCAGTGTGATGTCGCAAAGCCCTATGCTTTACAGTAGCTATGTGTTTCTTACTATCATCAAACCAATCATGAATGGCTTGGTAATCCTCTGGAATCCCGCCCCATTTCTGGACTGATGACAGTGCATGATGATAACAGTTAGCCATTCTTTACCTCCTTAAATCCATGACATTTAGATTCACGATAGTAAGTTTCACATTCAATGGTAAGCACACCATCTTTGTATACAACTTCACCATTACCACCCTCATTGTTGTACCAATCAATAGATTTGTAGTTCATATAGTCACCAATGAAGTCAGTAATATACTCAGACAACAACGTAGACCTATGTTCTTCTGACGTATGTGGTTTATAAAAGATGTACTTATGTCCCATCCTCATTGGATCACGATAGTAATCTTGCAATGCTTCCATCTTATTCCTAAGTTTTATGTACTTTGGATCAGTCCAATCCATAGTTTGCGTATCACCTAGTCCAGCTTCTTTAGTTATAACATCTCGGTCTGGTATCTCATCTTGTGTAACAAAATGTACACTTTCAAAGTCACCACTGTCACCACCACCATTGAAACTAAGAGCAAAGTATTTGACGTCATGCTGTTCCATAAACTTATGAAACTGTGGCAATGCATGTTCTTGAAATGATTTGTTTTGTTTACTCGTACGTTCTTCCCATGTCTCTTCTACTTTAGTTGTACTCATATTGTTTACCTCATATGTTGTTATAGTTATCTGATAGAGAGATAGCATGATCCCTAAGAATCAATAGCTGTTCCCCAAGTTTTAAGTCGCCACCAGGGTGGCGGGTAATCACAAGGACACATATGTCCTTGTGTAAAAGGTGTGGCTTACGCCACGCCAAAGTTTTTTCGAAGAAAAAATGAGAGGTCACGAAGACCTCTCATCCTGATAATTACTTGTAGTAAGAATCAATTACTTCTTCTAGGTGAGCAGTGATTTCAAAGAAGCCTGACTCTTCAAGCTTTGGCTCTTGTTCTATGGCTTTAGCTTGTAGGTTTGTTAGTTTCTTTGGTCTTGCCTTATATCTAGATGTACCAGAAGCGTTAGCTTCATCTATTGCTGATTGATTAGCTTTGCCAAACTTGACAAGTGAACCCAATACTCTGGTAAACATACCTTGTGCCAATCTGTCAGAGGCAAAATCAAATGCATCTTCTTCTGGATTGTACGTTGGACAGATAGCACTGTATCCTGATACAACCATGATTTCAGATAACGCTTTGACCAACCTATCTTCACGATTGGCAATAGTTACTGGGTTAGTTTCGCCTGTATTAGACTTAGTATTTTTCATAGTTTACTCCTATGTGTTGTTAATTATTGTTATACAAATAATATATATTCTTTGTACGCAGTGGGGTTATCACAAATGGCTTGTGCTATCAACCACACCCAGACACGGACGAAGAATGAGGACAATGTCTGAGTGGCTTGCGGATGGTTGTAGTACAAATGGCTTGTGATAGGGTACCCACGCACAAAGAATATATATACCTACTGGAACCAGAGGCTCGAAGAGACTCACCTACCTATCGGTTTTGGGGTGAAGACCTTTTACAAAAGGGATTCTTATGTGTTATAAACATTATATGGCAATAACCAACAAAGCTAAGTTATTAGTAGATACTATCGTAGCTAGAGGATGTACGATAACAGAAGCTAGTAAGGTCGCAGGATATAAGGGTAACAGTAGTAGAGTGTCTGCCTCTAGGATGCTACATAAACCTGAGGTACAAGCCTATATGATGCAACAAGTACAGGCTAAGATAGCAATGGGTAGTACTCGTGCCATTAACACTATTGTTTCTTTGAGTGATGGTGCTAACTCAGAGTACGTACGTCTTGAAGCTAGCAAAGATATCTTAGATAGGGCAGGATTCAAAGCTCCAGATAAACATCAACACCTAGTGGATGGTGACTTCACTGTGAACATAGACATCAGCTAGTCTGATTAATAGTCCACGCAGTCGCGTGGTAATAATCTCTGACAGATTCTCTGTCAGGTACTATCTCGGGGGGTACGGGGGGTTGAAAACCCACCGGTCATATATATACAACCTACCTTACGAACAATATTCCCTCAAAAAGTACTTCACATCCGTTGACACCTCGTGATATAAAAGAGAGAAAGAAACCATGCGAGTTTTTTAATTTTTAAATATAGAGGTATATTATGCCAAAGGGACAAGGATACGGTTCATTACCAACAGGTAGCTCATCAGCTAGAAATAAACTGATTGCATCCTACAAAAAGAAAACACCTAAGAAGAAACCAGGTGGTATGAGTAAAGAAACTGCTAGGACTACCAAGTTTGAAGACACAACTGCTCCATTTCAATCAGTACGTACAGGACAAACTAAGGTCAAACGATCAATGCTGACACAAGATATGATTGATTCTGGAAACTTTATTGAAGACAGAACGCTTACAGACTACGATAGAGCCATGCTTAAGACATACCAGAAGTATGGTATCAGACCTACCACAGGTAAGTTTGCTAGTAACTCATCAGAAACCTTTAAAGAATCTGAGGGCGTTGGATCATCAAGAGCAAGACAAAAGCTTATCAATATGCTTTATCCTAGAGGTAGAGGATAATGGTAGCTAAGGTTGTTATTGAGAATTTAATAAAAGCAGCGCCATACGTTGGTAGGGCATTTCCCTCAACTAAAAAATTTTACCATCAACACATTCATGGCGGACCAACTAGTCTGTTTACTTATGGTAATAAAGCATTAAAAAGAACTGGCGCTACAATAAATGAGATGTTTTCCAAAGGCAGGGTATCTAGTATCAATCCTGTCAATCTAGTTAACAAAGAAATAAAAAAAGCCACACTAACAAAAACAGGTAAACATAAGGTTGTCAAAGGCAAAAAACAATATAACACCGTTAGCGTTGCTGATAGATCCAAATCTAAACAAAACCAACTAAAAGATAATTTAACTGATAAAGTAATGGCTAAGAAAACGCTTTATGGCACAACTGCGATTGGCGTTTCTAGTATGATATTTGGACGTAGCAATTCTAGTGAAGCACAAACAATGGCACAGACTACCCTCAATCAAGACAATGTTAAGAACAATGTAGCGAATACACCAGTAGTTAGTGAAATGCCAGATGCTAAACCTCAATCAGTTATTGTTGAGAAGAATGTAGCTACAGATAACAAAAACATTATTAGTGGCTCTGGAAGCTTTGTTTTGGATACTTCTGATAAACAGACTATCAAACCATACTACACAGGTATAGATCCTCGTAATCAAGCATATAACAAGCTTCAACGAGAAGTCACACGTCCACAAGATGTACGTATGATTGGACGTAAGAGGAATCTATTAAGAAATGTCTAACATAAACAAAATGGAAAAGAGAGCCAAACAGATTGTAGCTAATGAAAAGAAAGCTCAAAGAGAATACAGAAACACTAGAGTCAAAGACTATATTGAACACAAGATGCTTAAAGGACACACAAGAGAAGAAGCCAGTGAAATGGCTAAACAATTGATAGATCAACAATGGTAGCACCTTTAATACCACTAGCTATACAAGCTGGTAGAGTTATATTACCTAAAGCCCTCAAATATGCTGGCAAAGCTTATAACGCTTATTACTATGGTAGTGCAGTTAAATCTGCTGTTGAGGGAGATTATCAACCATTAACTGATGTAGCTCAATTTGGTTTATTAAAAAAAGGTCCCAAGCTATTAAAGTCTAGAGACACTATCATTACTGATGGTGGTATCCTCAACAAAAAAGCACCATCATTCAAACCTGTAAGCTATCCAAAAAAGACAGGTATAGAAAAAATCAAAGATACTGACGTTGCTCACGATAGACAAGGTAGTAGCAAGATTGGTCCATCTACAGTAAAGAAACCTGCTAACGAAGAAAGATTTAAGTATTCTACTGCTGGTCGTGGTAAAGGTGGTAAAGGTGTTACATTTCAAGATAAAGACGTAGATGGCAAAACATTTACTATCCACTATGACAAAGAGGGTAAACTAGCTAGTTATATTAAACCTACTGCGCCCGGCTCTAAGCTAGGTAATATTAAACTATCTGGCGGAATGTTACCTAATTACAAATCTCAGTATGATGCATTGACAAATAAAGTAACAATGAAACCTGAGATGGCTACAGGCTCACAAGCTGTAAAG